ATTTGCCAGGAATCTGAGCAATCTTTGTTTGATAGTCTTTTATCGTTACTGCTCTATTTTGTGATGCAAAATTATATTTAACCATATTTCTAATTTCTTCTATACTAGGTACATTTTTACCACCAATAGCTGGAAATAGATTATTTACCTTTAAGGATTTTTTAACATTTTGGTTAATAGTTGAATCACTACCATTAACAGTCATATCAATAATACCTAACCCTTTAATTACATTAGGACCTAAATTAGAATCACTACCACCACCAACTTTATATTTTATAAACATTGTAGTGTTAGGTGTAGGAATAACACCTAGAGACATATTATTTATAAAATTACCTATTTGTTTAACTAATAATGGATTTGTGTCAAAATCACAAAGACTATTTATGTCTTGTGTTCCAGCACCAAAAGTTATTTTAGTGAAACCTAAATCAGTATATTCTCTTATAAATCTTTTTGAAACACTTATCCATTTACCTGGTTTTACACCTGCGCTATCACTAGAACGTGTATTATCTTCAATGAAAACTTTATCTTCAGCTAAAGCATCAACTTCATACCATTTGTTTTCTTTATTTAAAAATTCAGTGAATGTTGGAGTTGTTAAATAGTTTGTACCTGGTAGTGTTATTATTGAGTCAATATCTAAAACGTCATTATCTGGTAAAATAACCTCTAAAAATGGTCTAGAATCACTAGTATTTATAACTCTTTTTAAAATCTTACTATAACCATTTGTAACTATCTCTCTTTTAGTTATTGAGTAATTAATCAACGTACCGTTACCATTGAAGTTAGGTATAATTAAACGATTTGGAATACCACTAACAGAAAAAGGGTTAGAAAAATCAACATCGTTATTCAATTCAAAAATTTTACCAGCACCAGATACTTGTGAACCAGCTCTAATTATTGGAGCATATGAAATATCAAAAGTATCACCAAAAACTGGTAGTGTTACAGTTAAATCAACAATAGTTGCACTAGCTCTTTTTCCTGGTATTTTTAAACCAAGAGTTCTAGCTATAGAAAGAATTGATTTTCTTTCTTGTGCGTAGTCTATTTGTGTTTCAGCAAACATTCTATCAGTATTAAAAGATAACATATCCCCTACAGCAGCATTTAACTCTAAAAGCATCATACCTACCGATGCGTCATTAAAATCACCGAAAATATCTGGGTAATATTGTTTAACATAATTAACTAAATCAGTTCTTATATTTGCGAAATCCCTTGATGTATAATTTACATTTCCCATATTTTTTATTTTATAATAAATATAATAAAATAAAAAAATTAATAAATATTTGTTTTTTAATATTTTTTACCATACTTTTACATAATTAAAATTAAACACCATAAAGTATGAAAAAGAAAACATTAGAAGATTTTATAAAAGAAGCTAAATTAGTTCATGGTGATAAATACGATTATTCTCTTGTGAATTATATTAATAATAACATTAAAGTTAAAATTATTTGTCCGATACATGGTGAATTTGAACAAACTCCTATTAAACATATAAACGCAAAACAAAACTGTAAAAAATGTTCAACTAATTCTGTACATCTTTCACAGAGGAAATTAAAAAGTGAATTTATTAATGAAGCTAAATTAGTTCATGGTGATAAATATGATTATTCATTGGTTGATTATAAAACTTCAAAGATAAAAATTAAAATAATATGTCCAATACATGGTGAATTTGAACAAATACCAAGTAATCATTTGAGAGGTAGGGGTTGTTTATATTGTGGTGGGACAAGTAAAATGGACTTTAATACTTTTGTTTTAAAAGCTAAAAATATCCATGGGAATAAATATGATTATTCACTAACAAAATATATAAATTCATATAGCCCTATCACCATACTTTGCCCAGAACATGGTGAATTTGAACAAATACCTAACAACCACTTATCTAAAGGTCAAGGTTGTTATAAATGTTTAAATAAAATATGTGACACAAAAACTTTTATTGAATATTCTGAACACATACATAATTATAAATATGATTATTCGTTGGTTAATTATGAAAAAATAAATAATAAAGTTAAAATAATATGTCCAATACATGGTGTGTTTGAGCAACGATGTGATTCACATAAACAAGGTAATGGTTGTCAAAAATGTTCTAATAACGGAACATCAGAAAGTGAAAAAGAAATTAATTTTTTTATTAATCAATATGGTTTATCGACAGTGTTAAAAGATAGAACGATATTAAATGGTAAAGAATTAGATATTTTTATTCCTTCACATAATATTGCAATTGAATTTGATGGATTGTATTGGCATTCTGAATTATATAAACCATCAAATTATCATTTAAATAAAACAATTGAGTGTGAAGAACAAGGTATACAATTAATACATATATTTGAGGATGAGTGGTTATTTAAACAAGATATTGTTAAATCAAGGTTAATGAATATACTTGGTTTAACACCAAATAAAATATATGGTAGGAAAACAGAGATAAAAGAAGTATCACCTAAAGAAACTAGATTGTTTTTAGAATCAAATCATATTCAAGGGTTTTGTAATAGCTTAATTAAATTAGGTTTGTACCATAATAATGAATTAGTTAGTGTTATGACATTTGGTGGTTTAAGGAAAATTATGGGTACGAAATCTAAAGAAGGTTCGTATGAACTACTTAGATTTTGTAATAAATTAAATACAACGGTTATTGGTGGTGCTGATAAGTTACTTAAATACTTTATAAAAAACCACCAACCAAAAGAAATAATAAGTTATGCTGACAGAAGATGGTCGCAAGGTAATTTATATGAAAAATTAGGTTTTACACATGTTAATAATAGTATCCAAAATTATTTTTATATAATAAATAAAAATAGAGAATATAGATTTAAATATAGAAAAGATATATTAATTAAACAGGGTTTTGATTCAAATAGTACAGAGCGTCAGATAATGTTAGATAGAGGGATATATAGAATTTATGATTGTGGTAATAAAAAATATTTATTAAATTTTTTATAAGTAATATTGTTTAACATAATTAACTAAATCAGTTCTTATATTTGCGAAATCTCTTGATGTATAATTTACATTTCCCATATTTTAAATTTTTACTACTACTATATCTGATGAAGAAAAAACATCATCACTTATTGTGTAACTTATAGTTACAACGGCTGCGTATTCACTCTCTGGTGATGCAGAAATTATTATATCGTCTAACTTTAAATTAGGTAAGAATTTTTTAACTACAGTCCTAATTTCATCTTTAATACCTTCTTCAGTCAATATATCATTTGGTTCAAATATAAATCTTAACAAATCAGTACCAAAATCTGGATTGTATAATCTTTGACCTCTTCTAGTAAGTATTAAATGTAATAAATCAGCTTTTATTGCTTGTTTATCGTTTTCAGTTAAATCTAAAAAAAACCCTTTTGCGCTGTCTTTGAAGGGATAATTTATATTGATATATTTTGACATATTCTTTTATTTATTAGATAAATATAATACTAAAAGTTTTTTGTAAGTAAATATGTTAAATAAAAAAAGGGACTATGTAGTCCCTTTAATTTTTGTATTTATTTTTTTTTATGATGAACAACCAATACATTCAAATTGACTTTCTGTTGGTTTTTCAACAGCTTTTTGTTTAGTCATATCTATTGCTAAGTGTTTAGCTTTATTATCAACAGATTCACTTCGTAAATAGTATTGACCAGTTTTAAGACCTAATTTAAAAGCTAACATATGTGATGTTGTTAATTTTCCAACAGTTGGGGTGGAGAAGAAAATATTAAGACTTTGTGACTGGTCAACAAATGGACCTCTATCAGCTGACATCTCAATTAGAGATTTTTGTGATATTTCCCAAACAGTTTTATATATATCTTTCATTTCTTGACTAATAACTGGAATGTTTTGAATACTACCTTCATTTTTAATCAATTCACTAAGAATTTCTCTATTCCATAACCCTTCAGATTCTAAATCTCTAACTAAGTGTTTGTTTACCATTGCAAACTCACCACCTGTTACTCTACGAACATATAAGTTAGATGTAAATGGTTCAAAAGCTTCATTAGAACCAATTACACGTGCTGAACTCGCTGTTGGTGGTTCACAGGTTAATAATGAGTTTCTAACACCATATTTTAGGATGTCTTCACGTAACCCACCCCAATCATGCATTCCAAATAAATCATCGTTTGTAAGTCCCCACATTTCCCATTGGAAAATACCCTTAGATATTGGTGAACCATCATAACCATCATATGTTAACCCAGTTTGTTTAGCTAAATCACAAGACTCTCTTAATGCATTAAAGTAAATTGTTTCATAAATATTTTTATTCAACACTCTAGCTTCTGGTGATGTAAATGGTAATTTAAGCAACGCAAATACGTCAGCTAAACCTTGTGTACCAATTCCTAATGCTCGTTGTTCTAAACCACCCTTACGACCTTCTTCAGTTGAGTATTCGTTGATTTCTAACGCAATATTAAGTGATTTTGTGATTGAACGGGTAACACGACCTAATTCCTCATAATTATAGACACCATCTTTAACAAATTTTTGAAGTGGAATACTAGATAGAGTACAGATAGCTGTTGTTTTAGCATCAGTTAATTGAAATATTTCAGCACAAAGATTACTAGAGTGAATTACACCCATATTCTTTTGATTTGATTTTATGTTAGCTGAATCTTTAAAACACATATAAGGCATTCCACTTTCAATTTGTGCTTCAAGTATCTTTAACCATAAGTCGTGTGCTTTTATTTTGGTACCAATCCCCATCTCTACAGCCTTATTATACTCTTCTTCGTATTCTGCACCATAAATTTCATAAAATGGTTTTAAACCAGCTGTTTTAATGTCGTGTGGACAAAATAAATACCATTCAGTATTATTTTCTACTGCTCTCATAAAGTTGTCTGGAATCCAAAGTGCCGAGAATAAATCTCTAGCTCTAAGACTTTCATCACCAGTTTTCTTTCTCATATCTAATACATCGAAGATATCTTTATGCCATGGTTCTATATAAATAGCACATGAACCAGGTCTTTTACCTCTTTGATTCCAAAATCTAAGTGCTTCATTCACTACCTTAAGATATTTGAATATCCCACCAGCTTTACCATCAGAATTACCAACATTGGTTTGTCTAGAACGAATGTTTGAAACAGCTAAACCAATTCCTTCTGCTTTAGAAGATGAAATAGATATCCTACCTAACATATCTAATAATCCTTCAGTTGAATCGTCTGGAACAATTGATAAATTACATGATGCGATTTGACCAACTTTGGTACCAACATTTATTTTTATAGGTGTTGCTGGTGAATCTTGTTGATTACTTAAATCATAGTACTTTTCTTTAAAAGACTCAGCAGTATTGGATATCATAAGAGCAACACGAATATACATTTGTTGAGGTCTTTCAACTAATTGACCATCTTTTGTTTTTAAAAGATAAATATCTTTAAGTGAACACCATCCAAAATAATCGAAATGAAAATCTCTTTTATAATCAATTACTGATTCGATAAGTTCGATATTTTCTTTTACTTTATTGTAATAAGCTTCATTTAATAACCCAGCATTGTATTGTTTCTTGGTTGCTTTCATGAAATTATCTTCAGTTTCTTTATGAAGTTTGCTGATAGCTATGTTTGCAGCCAAGATTGAGTAATCTGGGTGATTCATTGCTAAAGATTCTGCAACAACTGAAATAAGGTCATCTAATTGATTTGTAGTCATATCATTGGCGATACCTTGAGTGACTTTAATGAAAACATCATCAGCATTAACTTTTAACCCTTCTGATTGTTTTTTTATTCTAGTTAAAATTTTGTTTGGGTTAAAATCTATTTTACTCCCGTTTCTTTTTATTATTTGCATATTTT